CCCAGTGCATGTTCCAGAACAGCGCGCCTACGCTGCTGCCGAGCAGCACGAGCAGCGCCCAGACGCGAACAGCGTGCATGTGCTCCAGCGCGCCGAAGTCAGCCGCTACGGCGAACGCCAGCCACAGAAGCGCCACAGCGGGGACGCTCGCTCGATGCCACCGAATCGGCGCACGCACGGGGATCTCGTCCACCTCAGGCTTCTCGTTCTTGCGGTAGGCCATCACCACGCCCCCTTGCGCATGCTCTCGCCGGTCACGGCAGCACCTCGGCGAACACGCCGTTCTGGCGCGCGAACGAGAACTCGATTCCGGTCTCGTCGTCCTTCGCCTTGTCGAGCACGCCGCAGAGGAGGCCGTCGGCGTCCTTCCAGAGCAGTGCGATCCCGTCGGCCTTCTGCTCAAGGTAGCCGCTCTCGTAGAGGTCGCTGCGCTTCGGCCTCTCGGTGACGTCAGGCCGGCGCTTGAACTGTGAGAGCACGATGCCGAGCGCTGCGGGTACGGCCCGGTTGCACTCGCGCTTGAACCGCGTGAGCACCTCGCGCATCGCGAAGCGCTCTTCCATGCCCGGCACGCTGACAGCCTGGACGTAGTCGAGCAGGACCACATCGCAGCCACGCTCGCGAATGAGCGTACGGGCGCACTCCATCACGACGTCGATGGGCTCGCCGATGGCGTACGCGAGCTCCACCTCGAGGTCGCCTACCTTCGCGACAGCGCCGCTCAGGCCTTGCCACTGCCACTGCGAGAGGTCGCCCTTTCGGATCGCAACCGACGGCACGCCCGAGAGCATCGAGATAGCTCGGCGTCCGAGGCGCGCGGCCGGGTCTTCGCACGAGATGATGCCGGGTCGGTGCCCAGCCCTGGCCATCTCACAGAGCGTGTAGAGCGCGGTCGTGCTCTTGCCCACGCTCGTGTCGCCGCCGAACACGATGAGGTCGCCGTACTCCCAGCCGCCGATCTTCTCGTCGAGCGTGCGGATACCGGTCGTCACGTACGCCGGTCGGGTGCGGCCAGCGTTGCGCTTGGTCCTCTCGGCAAGCTCCGCGTAGGCGCTCTCCACGGCCTGCCTGAGGCTGCCGAAGCGCTCGTGGCTCTCTTCGTCCGGATGACGCGACTCCGCGGCTGCACGGAGCGTCCTGAGCGCCTCTGCGAGGTCATGCTCGGCGAGGGTGGCGGCGCGCATGGCCGACTCGCGCACTCCTCGAGCGACAGCGAGCATGCGGAGGTGCCGAGCGAGCGGGCCGGGGTGGAGCTCGACCACCGCGCCGATCGACTTGAGCACACGCTCGCCTCCGATGCGGGCGAGGTGCCCAGCGGCCTCGAGGCGCAGAGCGATGGTGACGTGGTCGGTGCTGTGGCCAGCGGCCCGCGCCGCCTGCATGGCCTCGAGGATGAGCGCGTGAGTGCGCACGCCCATCTCGCGCGGCCACACGGGGTGGCGCTCGAGCACGGCGTCGTCATGCATGCAGGCTGCGAGATAGCGAGCCTCGGCGTCTGCATCGATGCACGGGATCTTCTCGGCAGCGCTCACGTCCCCACCCCCTTCTGCGCGAGCAGTCGCGCCTTGGCCTTCGCGATGGCGTCTTCGTTCGGCTCTCGAGCGACCGTGACGGCCTTGGGCGGAGCCTCAGAGGCCCACGTCACACAGCGCTCGTGCCACCAGTCGGGGCGCCGAGAGTTTCGGTCCTTCATGTAGCGGTCAGCCCAGCCACGAAGGACGTTGTCGCGGCTCATGCGGCGCGATGCGGCGTACGCCTCTGCAAGGCGCTCAACAGCGCGGAAGTCATCCCGCCAGTTGGCGCCGCCCGTGAAGATCCCGCCAACCGCATGGAGCGCCTCGGCATAGGCCTTCATCGCCGAGAGCTGGGCAGTAGGACGGACAGGTTCCGGATCGTCGTCGTCGCTCACACACGACGAAGTCGGACGGGACGGGACGGGACGGGACGGGGCACCGTCTACAGGGGCGTCTACGGTAGACGCACCACTCCCTGCGTCTACCGACGCGTCTCGTAACCCGTCTCGTGACGCATCTCGTGACGCGTTTGTCGATGCGTTTGTAGACGCGTTTGTAGACGCGTCTACACCACCGTCTACACCCGCCGCACGGTCGGCGCGGCGCTTCTGACGCCAGCGCTTCTGACGCTCGGTCGCGAGGCGGCGGTCCTCGTCCAGCTCAGAGCGGGTCGGCTGGTAGTCGCTCCAGTCGTGAAACTGGAGCTCGGTCTCGCTGCGGCGAATCCAGAGGCCGACGCGGATAAGCGCATCGCGCGCCTTCGTGACCAGCGCCTCGGGCCAGTGGATACGGCGGCGCAGCCGGTGCTCGGTGAAGAGCCCATCAGTGCGGCGCTTCGCGCAGTCGGCGCCCATGAGCGTCCACGCTGCGATCGCGAGCGCGTGCTCAGTCGCATCCGCCTCGAGCTGCTCGAGCTTCGGATGATCGGGGAAGCCGTCGTCGACGCGGTACCAGGTCACGCGGCCCTCTTGCGCACGACGAGACGGTGATCAGGGGTCTTCATCACGATGCCGACGGATACCGCCTCATCGAGGAACCGACTCCACTCCTGCGAGCCCATCGCGTTGCCGATGCGGGCCCACACGTCAGCGGGACGGCAGGCGCCGAGCTCGGAGACGATCGCCGCCAGCAGCTTTGCTGCCTCGGAGATGCCACCGCGGCGAGCGAGCCAGTCGGGAGGCTGTGGCAGCGCCGGCTGTCCCTCAATGTGCGCCGCGTAGTGCATGGCACCAGCGCTCAGCGCGCCATCGAACTCCGCGTCAGTCACGGAGAGGTGCAGACGCTCATCGCGCGACGCCATTGCGGCGTCGATTGCAGCCTTGGACCTCACGGCCGGCCCCGCTCCTGATTGCGCACCACGTCGAACGTCAACGCAGGCATGGAGTCGTTCTGATGGATGATTCCGACGACCGCATCCGCGATCATCGGCTTCGTCATCTTCGCGCGCGCTTTCTTGCGCTGGACGTGACGACGATTGCGGACGCGATGCTCCTCAACCGTCATGTGCCCCTCACAGCCGTGCTTCGCGCCCTCCCAATGAAGGCGCATGAAACAGCGCAGGCAGACACCGCCGCTCCACGCGTGTTCACGAGTGCCGGGCGCGCGCCTCACGCCTTCCCCCGCTTTCGGCGCACGACGACGCCGAGGTCGCGCGCGCAGCCGCCGCACAGCCGATCACGCAGCGCGTGCCTGCACATGGAGCGCTGACAGCGCATGCACTGCTCGACGCCGCAGCCGGCGCAGTCGCGGCCACGAACGCAGCCCGTCATCGCAGCGCCACCATGTCCAACAGCACCGAGGCGACCGATCGCCACGGCAGACGCCAATACACGCAGGGCTGCTCGTAGTGGTCGCGGGTCCCGCAGATGACGCACGGGCCCACCCACGCGTATTCGCGGCGCATCCACTCGCTGTGCTCGTGAGCCCTCCTCTTGGAGGTAGGGTCGTCGCGGTACGGATTCATCGCCCGGCTCCATGCCGTGAACGCAGCGACGGCTGTTCACGCGTGACGTCTACGCGCTCGTTCCAGGGGTGCTTGCGGCGAGCTCGGGGGACCGCGCCGGCCTGCGGAGGCGCCTTGGGGGAATGGGCGTCCGGTTCGCAGGCCGGCGCGGAGATAGGTGCACCCTGTTCGCTCGTCGACGACAGCCCCGCTGCGGCAGTGGCGTTGTGGGGATGGACGGTGCTGTCGTTGTCGGGGCTGGCCGGGTGCGCGCCAGGGGGTCGTGGCCAGAGGCAGCGCGCACGCAGCGGCTCCTCGAGATAGCGCCGCACGACGTGGCTGCGGCTCACGCCGAGGCCGGCGGCGACCTCGTCGAGCACGCGGACCATGTCCTCGTCGAGCTGCACGACGGTCGTTTGGAGACGGGTCACGGCGTCACCTCGTCGCACTGAGCGAGACGGGCCGCGGCGCTGAGCACGACGCTCTCGCGCTTGCCGAGCAACGTGCGCATCACGATCAGCTTCCCGCCGCCGGTGGGCGCGTTCGTGAAGACGCTGCGGATGAGATGCGCGTCGGGGTGCATGCGCAGCTCAGCGAGCACCGCGTCAGCGACCACGTCGCGCTCTTCGTCGGTGTCGAGGGAGCACGAGGCTGTGCGCTCGAGAGCGCGCAGGATGGAGAGGCGGAGGGTCACGCGTCGAAGCTCCGGTTGATGCGCTTTGCGCAGTCAGACCAGCGCATGCACACGCCCCAGCCCGCGAAGATGTCGCCGTCGCGATGGCGACGAGGGACAAGCGGCACTCCGCATCCGACGCAGCGGCGACCGTGCATGCGCCCGTGCATCCACTGCATGAGGGAGACCCATGCGCGAAGAAGTCGGCGCTGATTTCGGCGAGGCTGGGGGGCGCGAGGCGCCGCGGTGCGGTACGGGCTCACGCGTACGCCTCGCAGCTGAACAGCAGCGCGCCGAGGCGGATGTTGCCCTCGCGCAGCAGCTCATCGCAGATGCGATTGAGCTCGGCCGCATAGCGGCGCTTCGAGACCTCGGCCTTCAGCGCATCGCGACCCGGCGCTCCCTCGGGAGACGCGGCGCAGAGCGCTTCGAGCAGCAGAGTCTCCAGCGTCATCGCCAGCTACCCCGCCCGTACGAGTCAGCGAGCAGCCTCTCGAGGCTGAGCCGCAGCCACAGCGCGTCGCGACGGGGGTGCAGCGCGCGCGCCGTGTCGAAGAGGGACATCTCCACGCGGCCGGGCGACCAGAGCCAGAGAGAGAGCTTCCTGAGCATCACAGCACCTCCACGGCAGTGCGGGTGAGGGGACAGCGGCGCCTGTCGTGAGCGCGGCTGTTGCAGAGGAGGCACGCGCCCTTGTTCGGGTCGTTCGGGCCGCGCACACGACTCTCGACCACCTCGACGCCGAGCGACTTCGCGTTGGCGAGTCGAATCTCGACGTGGCGCGCGGAGTGACACCCCGCGCAAAGCCAGGTCACATCAAGCGGGCGGTCGTACGAGTCGTGATGACCAAAGATGCGAACGCTGGTCTTGCCGCACTTCGAGCACGACTCCGGAGCGACGATATCGCCGCGAGCTTTGGCCGCGTTGAGGCGCGAGTAGGCGCGGATTGGGTCGCCAGGGATGCTGTCGAGCTCACGCAGCGTCAGCGGCTTCCCGCCGCGCGTGAGGTAGCGACGCACGACCTTCATCGCGCGACCTCGACGTTAGTGGGCTTGCGCCCCTCGCCGGCGTGGCAAGGCATCACAGGCGTGGGCGACCCGTCGAGACCGAGCAGCGAATCCGCGGACACCCCGCAAACGCGGGCCCAGGCTGCGAGCGTCGCGGGACGCGGCTCGTTCTTGCCGTCCTCTGCGCGCATCACGGTGCCGCGGTCGACCCCGAGGCGACGCGCAAGCTCGGCGCGCGTCAGCCCCGCGCATGTGCGCGCATCCCTCAAGCGCGTGGAGAGACTGGTTCCGTGCATGCGGTAAGTATGATGCGGCAAACCTCCAACATCGTCAACTCGCCGACCGATATCCAGTGCGTGGCGGCAGATATGCCGCGTCGACACGGTTCGGCCGTGGCAAAGCGTCGGCTCACTCCTGCTCAGGAGCGGTGGCTTGTGGAGCTTGGCCAGCGTGTCGAGCGGGCGCGAAAGGCTCGTGGGATGGCGGCGCGCGCTGACTTCGTCCGTGCGCTCGGCGCCGAGCGCAGCACGGTTGAACGCTGGGAGGCCGGCAAGGGCGGCCCGGATGCGGTGTGGTGGGAGCCGATCTCGCGGGTAACGGGCGTGTCGATCGACTGGCTGGTCAAGGGCTTCGTTTCGCCCTCGTGGCAGCCCACCTTCGCGACGTGGCTTGAACAGAACCCCGTCGAAGACGCGGAGCGCATCTGGCTTGAGAGCCTGCCGCTTGAAGGCTTCGAGCCAAATCCTAGGTTCTACGACTATGCGTTACTCGCGAAGCGCCACCATCTATCGGTGGCGAAGACGATCGAGATGGCGGTCGAAAATCTCGATCTAGATCGCGAGGTTAGCCGTCAGTTGGACCGCCCGTAGAGCGTCGGTGGTCCCATCATTACAACCAGCGCAGGGCGCCTGCGCGGAACGATGGGCCAATGCGCGACGACCTGATTCTTGCTCGTTCGCTCGGGTGGGTGGTGCTGCGTGATCGCGTGCCCGAGGTGGCACGCCTCGATCCGCCATTCCTGCGCTACGACCCCAGCGCGGACCCTGAGCATCGGGCGGCCATTGTGCGCGAACTACTCGCGCAGGCCGACAAACGTGTCCGCTGACGTCTCGCACCACTCGGGCGTCGACACCTCTGTCGACATCTCGAAGTAGAGCTCGTCACCGTCTAACTCGACGATTCCCGAGACGAAGACGGTTCGGATCGGCGTGCCGTCTTCAAGTGCGCGGTCGCACGTGAACGGCCTGATGCGACCCCGCGTGTTGCTGGTCAGGTCGAACTCAATGAGGCACCCGCCATCGATCGCCAGGTGGTTGCCCAGCGCCACCACGGTGAGGCGCACGTCAGCGTCGACGGGCTCAAGCCTCTCGCCCGTACCGCAGTCTCGCGCCTCGGCGAACAGTGAGCCCGCGTAGGAGCCCAGCCAGGCGTTCCGCGGGTCAGTGGATTCGCTGCCGCATCCACACAGCACGCTGATCGCCGCGGCGCAGAGGGGGCCTCGCATATGCGCGACGGTCGGATGCGGGGCCTTGGCACGCAACCATGCGTCCGTGAGCAATCTCACTTCCGCGATGCACGTCTGCACCACCTGGGCTTGCGTGTGCGGCGGATATGCCGCATCATATCTTCCACACGATGGAGGTGAGTCCGATGCTCCCGAGTGCCCCGGCCACGGTCCCACTGACTCGTTCGCGCAAGCCGAACTTCCCCGTCAAGAAACGCCCCGCGTATCTGACGCTGCTGATCGAGGCGTACGAGCACCCCGACGCCCCCGCGGACGATCGCCGAGAACTGCGCGTGCGCGCGCAGAAGGCTGCGGCGCGTCTCACGCCGATCGACGTCTCGCCCGTCGAGACGCTGGCTCTCGAGTCTGGCTGTGACGGAGTCGGCCTGTGAGTGGCTGGCAGCGCTGGGTGATCGACGCTGGCATGTCCGACCCGTCGAAAGACTGGTGGTGCTTCGTGCCTTTCGAGGACGACGCAATCGTCTTCGGCATGTCGGTGTTGAGTGGCGACCCGCCCGGATTCGTCCTCGGCGTTGTGCACGAGGGCGGGCAGGACGCGTGCGACTCGTTCTGTCAGGAGCACAGCGAGGCTGTCGAGCGTGTCATTTCGCGCAGCCGTGAGGTGCAGCCGTGAACGCTGTTCTCGTCACCGCCACCTCGACGGCCTACGGCCTCTCTCCGGCGCTGCTGACGCTCGTCATGCGCATCGAGTGGATCTGGCAGACGGCCGGCCTGACTGGCGACCTCCGCGAGTGCGCGCGCAACGCGCTGGCCGTGGTGATGATGCCGGTCGAGCTGACCGACGCGCAGGTGAAGGCGATCTTCGCCGACGCGCTGCTGCATCGCCGCAACGAGCTCGGCTTCGAGCGCGTCAACGAGTACACGGCGCCGTTCCTGGGCGAACAGGCGATGTTCTTGTGGCGCTCCTACGAGGAGACGCAGCGCGCCGAGGCAGAGACGCGCCGCTTCCGCGTGCTGACCGCAGAGACGCTGCCCGCGCCGGCCTACTCGCCGATGACCGACTACTCGACGTGCACCGAAGACGCCTCCTGTCGCTGCGGCACCTGCGAAGCGGAGAGCGAAGCCCGACACGCACGCAGCTGCTACGGCTCGCCCGATGTGCCGGAAGGCTTTGGCGCGCACGAGCGCGAATACGACTACGACGCTGACGCGGAGGCGTGGTGATGGCTCGCATCACCGTTCAGATGGGCGAGGGTCCGCGCGAAATCGACGCAGAGCGCGTTGATGGCGCCTGGGCGCTCCATCGCGCAGTGCGTGGCACCGGGTGGAGCGTCACCTGGGTCACCAGCGGGCACGCAATCGGAGCCACGTATCCGATGGACCGCGATGTTGCGGAGCGCGTCTTCGAGATGGTCACGACAAAGTGGGCGCACTGGCCGCGGCGTCGCGAGGGTCAACGGCTCACGGCCGAAATCAAGCGGCGTACGACGGCGGCGCTCCGGTCTGACGTCGCAGCTATCACTGGCGACTTCATTGTGGGTGAGCCGTGATCGCCTACGCGGACCCCACGCTCTCGCTGCCGACCTCGCTTGAGGCGGCAGAAGATTCACTCGGACGCTGGCTCTCCAAGCCTGGTCGCGGCGTCGAGATCGAGAGGCCCGATGGCCGCCAGTACCAGGCGACCGCGTATGAGCGCGACGGTCTTTACCGGCGAGTGCTCGTGCTCTCCGCCGTAGGGGACACTCAAGTGTTCGCGCTCGAGGAGCTCGCCTTGCGAGGCGCTCAAGAGGAGCTGTGGGGATGATTATCTGCGATCACTGCTGCTTCGAGCGCGCCGACAAGCTCTGCGGTTGCGGCCTGCACTTCTGCGATGGATGCGCAGACAGCGACGATCCGGGACAGTGCTTCGACTGCGGCGACTGGGACCGGTCCGACGACTGCGGCGAGCCCGAGCAGTGCAAGACCGAGAACTGCGCGACCGAACTAGTCGGCGCGCCGCGGGAGCGAGACGGCTTCTGCGAGACGTGCGCGTCGCAAATCGAACATCAGGAGCGCGAAGAGCGCGCTGCGGAGGTGGACCGTGGGTGACGCAATCATCCGTAGTGGAGACTCGAGCGCTGTAGTCGCTCACGCGCAGATGCTCGACGTCGCGATGCGTGCCGCTGCTGCGCTCAAGAACGCGCGCGGCATGATCCCGGAGTCGCTCAAGAGCGAGGGCGAGGTGCTCGCAGTCATCCTCGCAGGGCAGGAGCTCGGGCTTCCGGCGATGGCTTCGCTGCGCGGCCTCCAGGTCGTGCGCGGGAAGGTCATCATCTCCTACGACACGATGATCGCCCTGCTGCGGCGGGCGGGGTATCGCATCTCGTGGCTGGAGTCGACGTCGACCAAGGCGACGCTGCGTCTCACGGCGCCCGATGGCGAGCAACACGTCGAGACGTGGGACCAGGACCGCGCCAAGCGCGCCGGCCTCTGGGGCAAAGGCACGTGGTCGCAGTACAGCGAGACCATGCTAAAGGCGCGCTGCGTCTCGAGCGCGGCCCGCGCGTTCGCCGCTGAGGTTCTCGCGGGCGTCTACGTCGAAGGCGAGATCGAGCAGCCCGCGCCTGGCTCGTCCGGTTCGGTGGAGGTGCGTGACCTCGGCGCCGCGCTCCACGAGGCAGACGAGCCGACGTCGCCGGAAGACGCGTTCGCGCTCGCGATGGACGACCTCCGGCGCATCGTCGAGGAAGACGACTTGTGGGCGTGGATTCGTGAGAACGGCGCCGCGTTCGCGAAGCTGCCTGACTCGACGCGCAAGCGTGAGCAGTGGAAGGCGATCACGCAGCACGGCAAGAAGGTGACGCCGCCGATGACCGTCGAGGCTGTGCGGGACGCGTTCCGCCGCAAGGGCGTGCGTCCTACTCCGCAGCCGCGCGCGTCGATCGAAGACGACCGCAAGGGCGCTCTCGACTACGCGATGGGCGAGCTGGAGAGCGTCGAGACCAACGAGGCGCTCAGCTCGTGGGCGAACGACAACCGCGTGGCGCTCGCCGCGCTCGAGGTTGGCAGTTCGCAAGAGCGCGAGGTCTTCGCCGTCATCAAGGCGCACTGCGAGGGCCGCGGCCTCGACTCGATGCTGGTCGAGCAGGCCATCGCGTAACGACTCCGCCGCGCTACGGCGCGGACTCTGCGGTGTGCGTGTCGGCCGCGAGAGAACGGACACGGCGTATCAGTGCGGCATGGTGCCGAGCTGCTCTGCGCGAAGAGTCCGAGCGCCAGTGGGAGTGCTCGCTGGTGAAACGTCTGGCCAGTCGTTCGGGCTCTTCGCAGAGGGCAGCACGGGAGGTGGCGTGATGACTGACGAGAAGCAGATGACGCGCGAGCATGCGGTGGGGCTGCTTGCTCAGTGGGAAGGCGACCGCGCGCACCCGTCGCTGTGGGAGCGTTCGCTGGCTCGCGCGCTCCGCGCCAGCCTCGAGCGCGAAGCGGCTGCACGAGACGCGGCGCTGGACGACGCAGCGGCTGAGTGCGACGGCGTCGAGCGCGAGCGCATCGAAGCGGCGAAGAACGCGACCGGCGTCCGCGGCTCGCTCGGCGACGCGCACGCAGTCGGAGCCCGCGTGTCGGCTCAGCGCATCCGCTCCCTCAAGTCAGGAGCCGCCCGATGAGCGAACTCGAGACGCTGGCGGCTCTGCGAGAGCTGGAGGCGGAGGCGCTGCTCACTGGCGCTGCCGGACGCCGCGCCCGCACGCTGCTCGATGCGTGGGGGGCACGCGAGCGCGAGCTCGAGCGCGTCATCGCCGAGCGCGACCGGGTGACGGCGGAGCGCGACGACCTCGCTCGCCGTGAGCAACTCTTTCGCGGAGCGCTGAGCGGCACGATGGACACGGCGGCGCGCAGCTACGAGGCGGCTCAGGATGGCGGCTTCAAGCTCGCGATGGAGCGGGTGGCGCTGCTCTGCGACGCGAAGCGGGCTGGCTGCGAAGAGCGCATGCGCGCTGCGAAGGCGGCTGGCGACGAGAAGAACGCCGAGTGGTTCCGCGCGAAGGTGGACGTCTGCGAGACGCTCGCGCGCGACATCCGCGATCACGGTGATGCCATCGTCGCCACCGCCCGCGAGAAGCATCGGGCCGGCGACGTATGGCGCGACCCGTGGGGCCGCGACCGCGTTGTGCAGTGCGTGCTGCTCGGTGGCGTCGTGTGCTTCGAAGGCGGGCAGGGCTCCACTGAGGCGCAGCTCCGCGCGGCGGGATGGGCGCCCAAGGTCGTGCGCGCCGCCCGTGTCGTGAACCACGCAGGTGGCAACCGGGTGCATCTCGAGGACCTCGAACGCGACATCCGTGCGCTCGACCCTGCCGCCATCATCGCCGCCGCCCGCGAGCGTGAGCCGGCGCCTGCGCAGGAGACGGCAGAGCCGGAGCGGCGCGACTGGGAGGCCGCTGCGGAGACGGGCGGTATCGCCGTGCGTGACGTGCCCTATGGCGCGGCCGTGATGGAGATGCGCTACCGACGCGCGCAGGAGACGGCGGGGGAGGCGCCGCATGCGGTCGGCGATGTGTGGGAGCACGACGAGTTCGGACGGCACACGGTGCGCGGCGTCTCCGGCGATGACCACGTAGGTCCAATCGCAGTTGAGTTCGTCGAAGCTCCTGGCGGTCGCCTCGTTGCGATGATGCTCGCGCTCGGCTGGCGCCGCGTGCACTGCGCCGAGCAGCCGGGCACGGCCGAGCCTGGAGGGGAGTGACGTGGCGGAGCCGCGACTCAGCGACGAGGACGTGGAGCGCATCGCCGAAGCGGTCGTGGCGCGCCTGCGTCGCGAGCCCGCGGCGAACATCGAACCGCAGCCGGAGGAGCCCGTCGTCGTGACGGAGCGGCACCTCAGGTACGCGGCGGAGATGCTCTCGAAGAAGAAGACGATCCGGAGGCGGCGTTGACGAAGAAGCGCAAGCACGGCACCGGCAGCGTGTGGGCGTACCGCGGGAAGTTCCGCGCGGAAGTCATGCTCGACGGCGAGCGCCACAACCTCGGCGTGCACGACTCGAGGCCCGAGGCGCTCGCCGCGATCGAGGCCGCCGTGCGACTGCACCGAGCTCGCGCCGTGGAACTGCCGCAGACGCTCACGCTCCGCGAGTGGGGCGACGTCTGGCTCGCACGTCGCCAGCAAGACGGCGTGCGTGGCATCCGCCGCGAACGGTCGCGGTGGAAGCGGCACATCCTCAACGCGCCGTTCGCCGACCGGCCCATCAAGCGTATCGACACGGCCGACGTCGTCTCATGGGTGCGCGGCCTCATGCAGACCGAGGCCGCCGACGCGGTGACGTCGCCCGTCACCGGCAAGACCGAGCTACGCGAGACCGGCGAGAACCTCTCGCGGCAGACGGTCAAGCACTGCTTCTCGCTGCTCAAGCTCGCGTTCTCCGACGCGCTGCAGGAGGGCAGGGTGCGCAGCAACCCGTGCGACGGCGTGAAGGTGCCGAAGCAGCGCGGCGCCACGAAGGACGTGTGGACGTTCCTGACGCCCGCTGAGATCGCGCTCGCGACCGGCATCGAGACCGATGAGCCCTATCGCACCATGTACACGGTCGCGATCTACACCGGGCTCCGACGCGAGGAGCTCTGGAAGCTGACGTGGTCGGACGTCGTGCTCTCCGGCGAGCATCCGCGCGTGATGGTGCGCGAGTCGAAGAACGACAAGCCGCGCGAGGTGCCGTTGCTCGGGCCGCCTCTCGACGCGCTCCGACGCTGGCGCGACCAGAAGCCTGGCGTGGGCACGGCACCCGTGTTCCCGCAGCTCGTCGGCCGCAACAAGGGCAAGCGCCACCCGGACACGTACGACGCCCGCTGGCGCGACTACTACGCCGCGAAGGGCAAGCGCATGCCCGGCTGGTGCAGGCGCGCCGGCATCTCGAGGCACGTGCGCTTCCATGACCTGCGGCACACGTGCGCGTCGCACCTCGTCATGGGCACGTGGATGCCCGCGCTCTCGCTCTACGAGGTGCGCGACTGGATGGGGCACAGCTCGGTTCAGGTGACGCAAAAATACGCGCATCTCGCGCCGGAAGGGCTGCGCGAGAAGGTGCGGCGCGCGCGGAAGAAGGAGAGCTAGGACTTATTTTCGTCCGGACGTTGACACGCGTTCTGTCCGGACGTATATAGAGGACATGGACATCGCGACGCTCACCACCGAGACCCGTGCGGCCATGGTCGAGATCCCCGGCGAGAGCAAGGGCGACCGCTACCGCCGCGTCGAGCGTCTCGCGCAGCGCGTGGATGCGGCTCGTGGTCGCTTCCAGCCGTGGGATGCGGAGCACGCCGAGCTGGGTGCGCTCTACCGCGAAGTCTTCGCGTTCCGCGCGTTCGGGAAGAAGCCGTGAAGATCGGCTCGCTCTTCGCCGGCATCGGCGGGCTGGAACTTGGCCTCGAGCGCGCCGGCCTCGGTCATGTGGTGTGGCAGGCCGAGGCCGACCCGTTCTGTCGGCGCGTGCTCTCGAAGCACTGGCCAGACGCGAAGCGTCTCGACGACGTGCACGACGTGTCTCCGCTGAGCGTCGAGCACGCCGATCTCATCTGCGGCGGCTTCCCGTGTCAGGACCTCAGCGTTGCGGGGAAGGGAGCGGGCATCAATGGAGCGCGATCCGGCCTCTGGTTCCAGTTCGCACGCATCGTCGACCGGTGCGACCCTGCGTGCGTCGTCGTCGAGAACGTCACGCATGGCCAGAGCCGCTGGCTTCCGACGGTCCTCGGAGACCTCGAAGCGCTCGGCTACGTTCCGGCTGCCCTCACGGTTCCTGCCGCAGCCGTCGGAGCTCCGCATCTGCGTGCTCGAACCTTCGTCGTTGCCGACCCCGACGGCGTCTTCCTACGGTTCCTCGAACAACGGGGACCCGCACGACCATCGCGAGGCGTACGCGACGAAGGGGAAGCCGAGCATCTGGACGATGGCGAAGCGGGGCGAGCTTCCCTTGCATCCTGCTGGACCGCTCCTCCCGCAGTGGGTGGAGTGGGCGATGGGGTTCCCCGACGACTGGACCGAGATCCCTTCGCGTCAGATCGGCATCGCGTTCTAGGCAACGCGGTCGTGCCGCAGGTCGCCGAGGCGATCGGTCGGATGATGGTCGCCGCTCTCCAAGAGGCGGCATGATGGAGCCGATGTCCCGAGGACGACCGCCGCAGGACGGCGAGAAGCGAACGCAACGGCTCGAGGTGCGCGCGCTCGACACACAGATCGCAGCGTGGCGCGCCGCCGCTGAGCTCGGCGGCGAGGACCTTTCCGCATGGGCGCGCCGCGTGCTGGACGAGGCTGCGGAACGCGAGACCAGGCGCGGATGACTCCGCACGGATTCCGCACAGCCTGCTCAGGATTCCTAACGCGCCCGGCCCGATTTGAACGGGCGACCGTCGGCTTAGAAGGGCGATGCCCGAACGCAGGAAACGCAAGGAGAATGGGCTCGCCAGGGCCGCTTCTCGGCGCGTGCGGAGATTGTGCGGAATGGCGCCGCCCACCCTCGTCGAGTGCCGCGGTGTGCTGACAGATGGAGGACGTGATGGAGAAGCAGGTCGGTTCCTGGTCGGTCGATGCAGAGGTGAGCGTGCGCGCGTACCCACTGACGTCACATCACAAGCCGGTCCGCGGTGACGTCGTGTACGACGCAGCCGTAACGATCGGCTCCGACGATGGCGAGACGAACGTCGAGGTTTCGATCACGAGCGACTCGCTTGCCGGCCTCCGCAGCAAGGCGCGGAAGCTGTGCCCCATCGCACTCCGTGACTGCGACGAGCAGGAGGATGCGATCGACATCGAGGCCGCTGTCGTCGCGGCGATCGATCACTTCGTACTCATCACCGGCGACGCGCGCGCAGCGCGGTTGACGCCTGAGGCCCGACGGTAGCGACGAGGCCGCAGACGACTGACCGCCGCAAGGCAAGGTGGAGGTGGGACGATGGCGACGCGACATGACGAAGAGGCGCTCGCCGTGCTCGAGCAGCACGCGGGCCGCGTGACCGAACTGCACGACCTGCGCAGCCGCATCGCCGCTGCCCTCGCGGCTGCGGAACGCCGCGCGCTAGAGCGGGCGCAGCAGGAGGCAGAGCGCGTTGCCGCGGACATTCGCCTGACGGCGGAAGCTGCGGCCGACGCCTGGCACGATGGCAAGGCGAGCGGTGCGGCGGCAGTCGTCCTGGCGCTTCACGGCATCAGCCTCGCGGAGGAGCCGTGACGCCCGCCGAACTCGAGGCTATCCGGCGGCGGTGGGCGGCGGCGACACCGGGGCCGTGGACGTACGAAGGGCGCGGGTGGATCTCGCTGGGACCGCCCAAGCATGGCACCCCGCGCGAGCGGCTCTGGCGCGACACTGATGCCGAGGCCATCGCCGCGGCGCCCGCTGACGTCGCCGCCCTCCTCACCGCTCTCGACGAGCAGGCCGCCGAGCTCGCAAGACTGCGGCGGGTGGAGGCGGCTGCGCGGTCGCTCTGCGACGCCGTGAGGGACGCCGGCCACAAGGACGGCTTCGCCATCGCAGTGCTCCGCGCCGTCCTCGACGGGGGCGACCGTGAGTGAGCGGCTGCGGCGTCTCGTCGAGACGTGCCTGCGCGACGGCACTGGCGAGCCGTGGACCTCCGCCGCTGCTGAGGCGCTCGCCGAGAACGAGCGGCTGCGGGCCGAGCTTGAGGCGGCGCGTGCGGCGGTGGAGGCTGCGCGGCATCTCGGCGACAGCGCATGCCCCGACCACGCCGTTGTGATGGGCTGGTGCGACACGTGCCAGGCAGACAACGCCGCAGCCGAGTCGTTGCACGACGCCCTCGCCCACTACGACGCAGCCCGCGATGGCCGGGAGGAGGAGTGATGTCGCTGCGCGAGGTCATCGTGACCGAGGTCGTGACGACGCTGCGCGTGTGGCGCGTGCAGGCTTGTGACGTGAGCGACGCGGTGCACCGCATCCAGTTCGTCCGGGAGAACGGCGCCGAGAAGCTCCGCTCGCCAGCTCCAGAGCGCGTGCAGGCGAAGACCGAGACGCGCTGGACCGGCGCTATCGCCGACGGAGGCACTTCGGCCTCCGCAGCACCCGACGCCGCCGAGGGCCACGACCCGTGAGCCGAGGCCGCTGCGGTCGTTGACGCGGCTCGGGCTTCTCGAGGCCGAGTGTGCGGCCGATGTCGTCCCAGGTCAGTGCGCTCACGCCGCCGGCCTCGCGAGCCAGCGCTGCCGCAGCAGGTCGAGCACATCGGTCCCTGGATCGATCTTGCTGATGTGCGCGTGCGAGTGCCCCATCACGCCGCGGAACCCCGCAAGCTCCTCGTCGGTCATCTCGCGCCGCAGCAGCGAGCCGTCGGCCTCCGTCGGCACGACGCGCGGCAGCCGTAGCTGATCGCACAGCGTCTCGACGAGCAGCAGCGTCGCGTCCATCTGCGCGTCGGTGAGCGCGAGAAGGTCAATCTCACGCCGGCCTCGCACGCGGTCGCGGTAGACGCGACGACGCACGCCGCGCTGACGCTCGAGCTGCGCCGCCTTCGTGCTCGGGATGAGCGGCGACACGCACTCGATGCCGACGGTCCACGCGTTGACCTTGCCGGCGTGGAGGCACACGAGGCTGTGGGGCGCCGTCTGCAGCACCTCGCCGTCGCTGCCGACGATGTAATGCACGCTCAGCTTTCGCTGGCGCAGCGTGTCGTAGACGCCTCGCGGTGGCCTGATGCCGCCGGTCGTATGAATCACCACGCTGCGCGCCGGCTCCATGCGAGGCCGCACGTACGGCGTGTGCGCGAAGCTGTAGCGGAAGTCGGGCCGGTCGCTGTTCACCGTGTCGCCTCCCACGCCTCACGGAGCAGCACCCACGCGCCGAGCGCCGCGAGGTACAGCATCGTCGTCAGCCCCGCGGCAGAGCCGCCGAGCACGAGCCACAGGCCGAGCGGCCACGCGGGCGAGCGCCTCATGCGGTCCCCGCAGCGCGCCACTGCACGAGCATCCGGCGCACGAGCCACACCGTGATCGGGATGGCGACGTCGAGCTCGACGCCAACGCGCGTCATGCTCGTGATGATTCGCGCCGTCGTAGCGTCCTCGAGGTAGACGCTGCGGCGCGTGCGCTCTAGCAGGGTCACGGCTCCTCCGGCGGGCCGCGGTGCGCCTCTTCCTCGACAAGGCTGATCTGGTAGCCCTCGACGAGAACCGGGCCGGGCACTTCGTCGTCGCCTTGCAGACTGACGCGGATGCGCCCGCGAATCTCGCCAACCTCGCTGATGACCATCGGCAGCGTCCCGGCGTCGTTCACGGCTCACCCTCCTGCTCGTCGTTGTGCTTGCGCAGTGCCTCGGTGACGGCGCGCAGGCTCTGGCTGCTCGCGCTCCTGCGGCGCACGGCAACGCGGCCGAGCTCGGCTGAGCCCTCCGCGCGCGGGTCACTCGGCGACGTGGTCACCGACTCGATCACGCCGAGGCGCTTGCCGCAGTGAGGGCAGTGCGACGTCACAGCGGCGGCTCCGGGAACTCGCCTTCGTCGCACTCCGGCGGTAGCGCGCCGGGCGCATCGGGGTGCTGCGACGCTCGCAGCAGGTCGCTCGCGGTGAGGCCTAGAGAGCGCGCGACGAGGACGAGCACGTCCTCCGGACGAGGCGAGCCACCGATCGCATCGGGGTGGTCGCCCTTGTTGCCCACGTAGTACGTGGCCACCTGCCAGCCGCCACGCTTGCGCATGACGATGACCGAGTCGACCTCGCGGCCGGTCACCCGCCGACTCCGTAGTGCTCGCGCGCGCGCTTGCGCAGCTCCGCGATCGCATCCTCGTCCTTCGGCACCTCGGCGAAGATCTCGCCGACCGTGCGCCCGGTGTCGCCGCGCTGGACCGCGTCGTAGACAGCGAGGCCGAGGCGGATGAGCAGCTGCACCCACGAGACGATCTCAGCCGGCATCGCAGACCTCCTCCATGCCCTTCGCCATCTCGGCGATCGCGAGCACCTCATCCGGGATGGGCACGTTCGCCGCCGTGAGCGCCTCGACGAAGCGCACCGCCGCCGCGACGACGCACGGCAGCACCTCGGCCTCCGGGCGACCAGCGCGTAGCGCGGCCTGCCCACCGAGCAGCGCGGCGCGGTACGAGTCGGCCGCACGCTGGACGTGGACCGCAGGCGCCATGCACGCCTCCCAGCGCTCGAGCGTCGTCTCGCTCGACTGGCAGAACGCGGCGCGCTCCTCGTAGAAGCTCACGCGCGCGCCACGCGTCGAGACGTGCACCTCGGCCTGCGCCGAGAGCACGCGTTGCGCAGCGCCGCCACAGCCAACCGCGCACGAGCCGACGAGGATGCCGAGGCAGAGGGCGACAGCGCGCATCACTCCTCCAATCCGGCGAGCTTTCGCAGCGCCTTGTTATTGTCGAAGATGCGGCGATCGCGCTCGCTAATGTTCGCGGCGTCGCGCTTCGCGTTCTCCCACGCCTGAATGATGTCGTCCTCGGCGATACTCCCACAGGCCCAGCACGAGATTTCGCGCCGGCCGAGGCGGTTGCGACAGGGCATCACTCCTCCGCCTTTCCGCCGCTCAGCAGCGCCGGCAGGAACGCCTGCGCGACGCCCCATAGGACGCCGACCGCGGCCACGATGGGCGCGCGGCCGGTGTCGTCTGACAGGCCGTAGGCGAGACCCACGGCGACCAGCCCGCAGCCGCCAAAGATGGCTGCGGGGATGTGGAGCTTCTCGGGGATTGCGAGCTTCATGCTTCCTCCGTGTCGAGCAACACCGCGGGCATCTCGGGCGGCGTCATGTTCCGGCGCTTCATCTCGTAGACGACGCGTTGCGCCCAGAGCTTGAGTGCGTGCACGTCCTCGCGTGCTTTCTGGAGCGCGGCAGTCGCGTCTCGCAGTGCCGCGTTCGCCTTTCGCACTTCCTCGAGCGCGCCAGCGATGTTCTCGCCGTCTGCGACGGAGCGCTCTGACTCGTTGCGCTCAGCCTCCGCGCGAATGCGCACGGCGCGACTGCGCTCTTTCAGCGCGTACGCGACGGCGCCGATGAAGACGCCGACGCCACCGAGAGACTGGAAGGCTTCTGTGAGGGTCACACCGTCACCGCCCACTTCACGCCGAGGCGCTGGCGGAGCGTGCGCAGAGAGGCTTGGTGCTGCTCGTAGGCGCGTCGCTGTCGACGACGGTCACGGGCGCTGCCGCCGCGTCCGAGTCGCGCGCTCACGTCGGCGAACACGATCAGTTCAACGATGGGCATCACGTCCTCGGCGCGATGGGAGGGTCATCAGCAGGCAGGTCGGTGAAGCTGCCGTCAGCCACCTGCGCGTCACGCCACGCAGCCGGCAGGGTCACCGCGCCCGCGAGCGTCTCGCCGTCCGGCTCGGGCAGCGCGAAAGAGCCGCCGTCGGGGTGGCGGATGATGATGATGCGCAGCCGCGTGCGGATGCCCCGAGCTCGCAGCCGAGCAGCCGCGTTGCCCGGGTTGGCGATGGTGTACCCGAGTCGGCCCACGCCCTCGTCGTGGCTCAGGAGCCATCGCTTGATGCCAGTCGGGTCAAGAGTGTCCCTGGCATTGCGAGCGCCGATGAGCGTCGCGAATACGCGTGCTCGAATAGGCATCAGACCGTGACTCCATATCGCGCTGCGAGGTAGGCGCGGATGATCGTCTGCTCGCCCGCAGTGAGCGCGCGGTTGCACATGAGGACGCTGGCGATGAGGCCGTTGTGCGAGGAGCTCGCGCCCGCGAAGTTGCGGCCGATGCGCACCTGGTTCGTGAGCGTCGTGATGTTCCCCGCGGCGCCGCTCGCGGTCGCGCCTGCAGCAACACGCGCGCGCTGGGTCCCGCCGGTGAACCAGAACTCGAGGAGCTGCGCGGAGCCCGTCGCCACACCAGAAGCGGAGATCGTCTTCTCGGCGCCGTCCCAGTGGCCACACGTCGCAGTCAGCGTGCCGGCGATGTTCCGCAGCGATGTCCAGAAGAAGCCGCCCGCGTCGCAAACGAGCCCGGCGTTGTTGAAGCCGAACGAGTTCGTTGCGATCGCGTCAGCGAGGTAGACGACGAAGACGTGATAGGCGCTGGCGCTCACGCACGACGACAGCGGGAAGGCCGTCGTCGTCATGAAATCGTCAGTGCCATCGAAGTCAGGCGCGGCGTAGCCGGCAATCGTGCGGCCGGTCGCAGGGCGTGCACTAGGCGTCGTCTGCGTGAAGTCGCCGGACGCCTGTGCCTGATTGCCCCAATCGCTGTAGGCGGTGCCGCCGACGTCGACGAGGTCGCGCTGGTCGTTCCAGATGGTGAGCGCGCCGCCGAGGATGGTCGGCGTGGAGAGCGCGCCACCGCCGCGCACGCCCTCGTCCCAAGGGAGCGCGTTCTCGCGCAGCGGGTCGGCGAGCGGCGAGACGATCGGACGCGTGAGAGGCCGGACCAGCATCACACACCGGTCGCGTAGAACGCTCCGAGCGCGCCGGGGCTGCCGGTAGCTCCGACCTCGGCAGCGATGAAGTGGAACCAGCGATACGGCGTGACGTCGAGCGTGATCGCCTGGCGATACTCATCGGTCGCCGCGCTCGCGCCTGCGAGCCGTACAGCGAGGCCGTACGTCAACGCGACGCCCTGCGACTGCGAGAGCGTGTAGTCGGCGCCGGTCGGCAGAGTGCCAGTGAGCGCGCCGGCCGTGACAGAGCCGTCCCACACGGGCATCTGGAACCACGAGTCGTCTCCCGCGGCCGGCTGCTCGAGAGCGTTGCTGACGAGCGGGACGATCACAGGGTAGCCACTCGTCGCCGCGGGGTCGTAGTCGGCGAAGATCGTAATGCGCCGGACTCCGATCACGCTGACGATGCTCGATCGCGTCCACGCGCCGGACGCCGAGAGCGTCGCCGAGTTGTAGATGATCGCGATGTCGCTCTCGGCGGCGCGAGGCGTCGAAGGGCTAACGAAGTCGGGCCGTCCCATCAGCGATTCTCCTGCTGCTCTCGTTGGAGCGTTTCGAACTCCTGCATCGCCTGCCGCAGCTCCGCGTCTCGCTGTGAGAGCACGTAGAGCGTCGTCTCGAACGCCGCTTCGCCACGCGCCGCTGCGTCGATCAGCTGACGCGCAGCCGGCGTGTCGCTCGGCAGCATCCCGCGCTGCGCGAGCGCGTAGAGCCGGTGCGAGACGCTGCGCATGCCACTAGCCGCCATCTCGCCCGCGCGAGCTCGGATGCCAGGAGCGAGCATTCGCTGCTCTTGACCGAGCCAGCGCGCGGCAAGCGAGCGCGGCAACGCGGTCACCATCTGCATCGGCGAGCCGCTGCTCACCGCGTCGGCGATGATGTCGCCCGTCGCAGTCGCGCCGCCCATGCCGCCCTGCGTGCTGAGGCGCTGAGCACCGCGGCCGTGCCGCTCCATGAACGCGCCGATGCTCGACTGACGCATCGCGCGCTGCCAGTCGGCCCCGCGCCCGCCCTGAAGCGCCGCAGCCTCGAGCTCGTCAGCGGCGACGTCGCGAAGCTGACGGAACATACCGCCAGCCGACGCCGCCACTTCGTCCGATGGGGTGCGGTCGCCGAAGTCCGCCCGCCTGTCGTAGCTGCGGCGCAGCTGCCACGCGTCGTCGAACGGAATCGCTTCCCGCCCGCGCATAGGCGCCACCTCGCCCTCGATGCGTCCCGCCGCTCGATGGGCGATGTCGGACGGCAGCTGGCGCGAGCCCGCGGCAAGGTCGTCCGCTCGCTCCAAGATGCGCGACGCAGGCACATCCACGCCGCGCGTCGTGAGGTCGCGCGAGACATCGCCGGCCGCGTCGATCGCCTCGCGTCCGATGCGCTGTGCGTCATCCGCTGCGCGGTCCATCCGCGGGATGCCCATGCGGCCCTCCCCGAGCCGCAGCGCGCGAAAGTCGTCAGCTAGCGCGGGCACTCCGCCCATGCGCTCCGCGGCCTCGAGAGCCTGACGGCCCCACACGCCCGACGCCTCGAGTCGCGCCTGGTCGCTCCCGCGGAGCGTTGCGGTCGCAGCGTCGTCCCACGCCTCTGGTCGCAGTGCTCGAGCAGCGCGACCGAGCCCTGCGCCTGCGGTGCCGAACGCCGCCCCGACGCCAGCGCCGATGCCCGTGTCGAGCGCCACGCGTCCGGGGCTGTCGAGGATATCGCCCTCGCTCGCGCCGAAGCCTGCGAGGCCACCCATCACAGCTGCCCCGCGTACACCCTGGAGTCCAGGAACGGCCGCGCTTGCGGCCGAGCCCAGAAGCTCGCCCGTCGCGAACTGATGCGGTGCCTGCTCGCGCACCTCGCGGCTGCGCCGCCGGAATGCGTCGCGGGTGCCGCGGTAAGTGTCGAGCGGCGCTTGGGTTGGGCTGAGCGTCGCTTGCGCTGCGCCAGCCAGCTCGTCGAAGAGCCCAGGGCCTGCGTTCGCGATGCCGGCGATCGGCGCTTCGCTGCGGAGGTCGCGCCCAACGATCGGCTCGAGCGGGTTGCGCCCGCCGAGGCTTGCGTCGCTACTGGTGAACTGATCCCACCACTGCGAGGCGCGCTCGCGCGTGCGGCGCCCCGCAGCTATGCCCTCGTCGCCAGCGAGCGGGTTGACGAGCTGGAGCGTGTCCCACCACGGCGAGACGCTCGCGGCGTCCTGCGCGGCAGCGACGCGGCGTGTGCGCTCCATCGGGTCGCCCGTGCCCATCGACTCGTGGCGCATGCGCGCGTCCGTGAGCGCGCTCGCTGCATCCGCACGCGCTCGCTCGCTGGTGCCCGCGTCGTCGTACGAGACCGCGGGCGCCTTCTCGAGCGCTGCATTCGCATCGACTTCGTCGCCGAGCACGACACGGCCGCGGCCCGTCATCGTCGTGATGCCGTCGCCCTCGGGCGAGCCCTCCACGTTCACCGTGTCGAGCACCGTGCGGCGAGCGCGACGCATACGCGGCTCAGCCGGAGCGGGTTCGCTCGCCGTCTGCTCGGCGAAGAGCGCGTCGAACTCGTCCATGCCGTCATCGCCAGGCATTAGCGAGCCTCCTCGATGCGGAAGCCGCCGCGCTGTCGGAAGCGCTCGGCCGTTGCCTCGTCCACAGGTTGCGGAAGCGTGCGTCCGTCAGGCGCGGTGACGCGGAACATCCGGCCGCCGCTCTGCGGCTGAGCCTCGGGGGCGCGCGCAGGCTGGCTGCCGCCGAGGTAGCGCTCAGCAGCCTGGCGCCCGGCATCATCGACGCCCGCGGCGTCGAGCGCTGCAACTGCGTTGCGGAGCAGACTCTCTCGATACGCGCGGAGGCGCGCCGGGAACGTGCCGAGCGTCGCTTGCGTGAAACTCGTGGGGTTCGGTAGCGCCGCGTCGATCGTCGGCATCTCGGTGGGGCTGATGACGCCCGTGCCGCGGATGCTCGCAACCATCGCGACGAGCCGGTCGTGCGCAGCCTCCATCTCCGCACGCGCCTGAGCCGAGAAGAACCCGGACGCGCCGTAGCGGCGATAGACGTCGTCGTAGACCTGGAGCGCCTCGAGAGCGCCGCGCGTGTTGACGAGCGTGCTCGTGTACTGGCGAGCCTGCGTGTCGTCGACATGGTCGCCAGCGCGCACGCCAGGGATGAGCACGCGAGACGCGCCGCTCGCGGGCATCCGACCGTTGAGCCGGTTGATTTCAGCCTGCGCAGCCTCGCGAGTGCGCCGATCGCTCGACTGGAGTTGCTCGGTGAGGCCCTGCGCAGCCTCGGACGTGATGAGACCCGCGTCCACGAAGCGCTGCGTATCGGTTTCGCCGACAGCCACGACGCCAGCGCGACGCGCGTCCGCCGCGGCGGTGCCGCCGGTGCCACCCGCCCGCCCGCGCGTGTGCACCTGCGGAAGCCCGCCCGTGCGCCCAAGCAGCGGCTCGAGCTGCTCCGCGGTCATGCTCTCGAGACGGTCACCGAAGAGGCGCTCGAGCGAGTCGGCGAGCGGCGCCTGGCCCGTCGCACGGTAGGTCTCAATGCGCTGCCGCATCGTGTCCTGGTAGGACTGAGAGAGCGGCGATCGCGCGTCGCCACGCTGTGCACGTTCCGCTGCAACGCGCTCGAGCTCCTGACGTGCGAGCCCGCGGCGCTCCTCGTCGCCCGCGGCCTGCATGTCGAGGCGACGCTCCTGGAGGCCGAGACCGCGCTCCTGTAGCGCGCGCTGCGATGCGCGGTCCTGCGTCTGCATCGCACGCGCACGGTCGCCCTCGCGAAGTTCGGCTGCACGGAGCACGGCGCGATCCGTCGCATCCCACTCGCCCGCCTGCTGCGCGAGACGCTCGTTCGTGCGGTCGCGAAACGCATCGAAGCGCGGCGTTGCCGGCCGCATCGCCGTGCGCGAGCCAGCCATGAAGCGGCCAGCCGCCGCGACGATATTCGCGAGCAGCGATCCGAGCATCGCGCGGCGGCGCTGGTCGCGCTCCTGCGAGTACATCTGCTCGACGGCACGAATGCGCTGATCCCAGCGATCGATCGCGGCCTGTTCGGCGCCCTCGTCCTCGCGGCGCTGCTCAACGTCGCGCACGGCGCCCGCGGCGGCAGTCATCGGGTTCCCACGCGGCTGCTCGAAGCGCGGCATCTGCGCGCGCAGTCGCGCCTCCGGCTGAGCGGCCACGGAAGGAGGCGCAGCGGCAGCCTGGGGCGGCGCCGGTGCGGCCTGCGGAGGCGGCGCGGCACGGTCTGGGGGAGGCGCTGCAACGCCAGGAACCACGGAGCCAGTTGCCCCGGTGCGGCGTGCGCCCGGAACGCTCGCGAACGTCGAGCCCGGCTGCGTCGGCGCTCGCGCGTCGCGCTCTGCCTGCGACATGCCGAACGGCTCTGGCGTCATCTGCGCCGACTGCCGGTCCATCTCGGACAGCTGCGGCTCGACGCGCTGGAGAGCCTCGAGAGCGGCACGGCGCGCCTCGTCGTCGCGACGCTGCTGCTCATCGCGGCGGCGGCGCTCCTCGTCGCCAATGCCGATCACGAACGGCTCGAGCTCGTCGCCCATCACCGACCTCCCAGGCCGCCGCCAACGAGGCCGGCGCCGGTGTCGATGAGCGCCTGAGTGCGCCCGTCCTCTCGCTCCTGCTGGTACCGACGCTCGTCGCGCTGACGATCGAAGATGCCCATGCGGCGGGCCTCATCGTCCTGGTACCGGCCGTAGCGGTTGTTGTAGCGCTGCTGGTAGGCCGAGGACTCCGCCTCAGCCGCACGGTTGCGCTGGTCGGTATTGCGCTGCTGCGTGCCGAGCACGGTCTCGGTGCGCCAGCGGTTGAAGTCGTCGATCGCGTTCCGACGCGCCGCGTCCTGCCCGAAGCTCTGCCCGTAGTACTGCGAGCCGAGCGAGCCGTACGCCTGCATTGCCTGGAGAGCGCGCTGCTGCGCACCCATCATCATCTGCGCACGCATGTCGGCGCTGCGGTCTGCGCCCGCCTCGTCGGCCTGCTGCGCCGACATGAACGCGAGTCCGCTCGAGCCCATACCGCGGGCCTGCGCCTGCTGCATCTGCGCTTCGCGCGACGAGCGTGCCTGCTGCGAGACCTGACGCTGCTGCGCGTCGATCATCGCCTGGTCGGCGCGGCTCAGGCCCTGCTGCCCCGAGAGCTGCTGGAGCTGACGGAGCGCCTCGTTGACGTAGTAGTCCTCGCCGCGCGCCTGCCCCATCTCCGAGCGCCGCGGGCCCTCGCGGTAGATGGCGTAGGGGTCATCGTAGACGTAGTCGGGCGTCAGTTGGTCGAGCGTCGGCTCGTAGCCGCCCTGCGCGTAGACCTCGTCGTCCTGCTGGCCGAAGAGCTGATCGCCAGTGAAGCGGTCGCGGTGCCGGCGCGACTCAGACGCGAGTTCGTCTCGCCCACGCCGGTCGTTTTCGAAGTACCCAACGGGATCGGTGAGGGGGTCAGCCACGGTCACGCCTCCACGATGGCAAACGTCACGACGTAGTCGGTCGAGGCGGTGAGCCCGTCGACATCAGCGATGGTCACGAAGCCGTCCGAGTAGGACCATGAGACGCGATTGCCGCTCTGAGTGGCAGACACGTTCTGCGACTCCGATGCAGCGAGCACTGCAACCGTTGCCGGCTTCGACGTGTAACGCGTGAGGATGGGCAGGCTCTCGCCGCCGACGTACCGCACGGTCTTGATTTCCGCAGCAAGCTGGTCCTTCAACCGAACACCACCGTTGAGGATGGACGTCGTCTCGCGGACGAACGCATCCAGCTTCCGAGCGAGCTCGGCGCCGTCTTCGATGCCGCGGAGGATGAGCGTCGTGATTCTCATCGCGCCGTCCTCTCGCTCGCAGGCTCGAAGACGAGCCCGACGCCGAGGCACACCCACGGGAGCTTGACGTTGGTGCCAGCGAGGTACGGGTAGAAGTGGGTCGCGCGCGCGACTTCCTTCGACGGCATCGTGCGGACGATGGTGCTCGGCGGCGTGACCGCAGCGCGCGCAGTGCTCGTCTCGACGGTCTGCGGCGTGCCGTTGAGCTCGGTCGTGGCGCCGACGTCGAAGGAGATAGCCGGGCCAGCGCCACTGGCGATCTCATCCTCGCTGAACGACATCAGCGCCTGCACCTCGCGATAGAGCGCGGTGTTGATCGGGTCGACGCTGTGAGCCTGCCAGTGCAGCACAGGGGCGATCGCCTCGTAACCAGTGCGCGCCGCCGAAGGCGTGCCCGAGAACGCGCTCGCGAGCGTGAGCACGTAGTCAGCGCCGCTCAGCTGCGCATTCGTGACTTCGCGGTACTCCGTTGAGCCGCTGACGGTGCCGGAGACCCAATCGCCGACCTTCGGCACCCACGAGCCGCGCTGCGCCGCGCTCACGGTGACGGACGGCACGCTGCTGCTGTAGGTCCAGCCAGAGAGCGCGTAGGCGTTGTCGTAGCCGCTCGTTCCGACGCTCTCGAGCGCGTACAGGCTGCGCCGCAACTCCCACATCTCGGGGCGCGCGTAGTAGAACGCCGTGCCGCGCCTGTCCTGCGCGGCGCAGGTCGCCTCGATCACCCACTTCGTCCAAGAGCCGGTGACGGGTCGATAGACGAGCCAGAACGAGACCTCGTCGGAGTCGCCCTGTTCCGGAAGACCGAAGCACACAACGCCGGCTTGGGCCCAGGCGCGAACCCAGCCGATGTTCTGCTCTTCGCCGATGACGCGCTGCGCCTCGAGCAGCGAACGGCCGATGCGGCGCTCGGAGATGTTCTGCACGCCACCTTCGTCGACGACGACTGCGCCGCGATTCGTCAGCGCGAACGCGCGATCGTCGAGCGTGTCGACGCACGCCCCATAGAGCAGGCGCGTGGAGCCGTCGAGAAGTTCCACGGACCAGTTGTCCGGCGCGGAGCCGGTAACGCGGTAGACGCCATCCTGCTTGAAGACGAGCAACGCCGCGCGCAGCGGCACAAGCGCGAGAATCGGGTCGCGCTGGTTGCCGACGTCGACGAACTGCACGATCGGCACCGCCTCGGGTTCGTCGGGATCGCTCCAGAAGAGGCGAGCAGCGGCCGAATCGCTCGAGCTCGAGATGGCGCTCGCAGTCGTCGGGTTCACGACGGTGGGCTTCGTTGTGCACTGCGCCGTGAACGACGATCCCGCGACGCCGATCTCCTCGAAGAGCAGAGACCCGGGGGAGTAGCTGCCGATCGGATTTGCGACGTCGCCGAGGTTGTACGCGCGAATCGTGAACGAAGGGTTCTTCGTCGCGTACATGTTGACCGCGAGCGCGAGAGCCTCGGCGGTGAACACGAGCCGCTCATCGAGCGACGAGGACGTATTCACTGCGAACCCGCGCTCAGAACTGAGCACGTAGCCAGGCAAGTACTGCTGGCTCGCAGCGTAGAACTCGACGCCGCCGATTCTGATGATGTCGTGGAAGCGCGCCACCTGGTTGACGCCGCTCGCCAGCGCGTTCACCGGCGCGCCAAGCGCGTTGACCATGCTGACCGTGTACGGGCCAGCGCCGCTGATCGCGCCGATGTACGTGTTGGCCGGGACGTACGTGCCAGTGAGCGCAGGACTCAGCGATACGCCATCGGTGATTGCCATTCCGACGACGGCATTCGAGACCGTCGTGACGTTGGTGATGTTCGGAGAGCCTGCGGTGTACGTCGCAGCGATGTTGGCGACGTACGTTAGCCCGTGTGTGGCCGTTGTGAGGTTCGCGGCAACGTCGGTGATTCGAAGCTCGAGGCGGTTGGGCTCGACGGTGTTGCCGAACCACATGCAGCTGCTCCAGTACGCGAGCGCCACGGCGCGCGGCGGGGCCGCCTTGCTTGCTGCGATGCCCTGCTGCGACGGATTCGTGTAGAGCGCCGCGCCGAGCGCGTCGTCCACCGTGTAGTCGTCGGCGAGCACGCAGTAGCCGTTGCTGACGTTGGTGCTCGTGACGGTGTACGTCTGCTGTAGGTACAACTCGGAGCTCGGAGGCGTGGTGACGCCCGCGCTCTCACGCGACCGGTACACCTCAATCTCATCGCCAGCGACAATCCACGAAGGGATGGACACGCGAGAGATGGACTGCGACCAATCGAGATAAAACGGCGTGTTCGCTACGGGCTTGATGATTTTCGGGCTCGGCGCGCTGCGCGTGACGTAGCCATTCGCATCGGTTCGCTTGAAGACGAGCCGGAAGGCGAACTGCCCCGCAGTGGTGAACGGACCGCCGACCACCGTCGTGTCGAGAGGGCCGAACGTCGACACGAGCATCTCGAGGCCCGCATCGTCCGCAGTGGCGCTGACGGGCGAAACGAGCTTCTTGACGCCGTCGATCGACGTGTAGTAGAGCGCCTCGCGCGCTTCCGCGAACTGCGTTGGCGAGACCTGCTCATCAGGCGGCTCTGCCTCGCCCGTGATGACGTCGGAGTCGCTCTCGAGCTGCCAACTCGCGCCGTCGCTCGAGGTGACGATCGGGGTGCCGGCGAAAACGGCCATCGCGCGAGGCACGAACGAGCCGTTTTTGTCGGTGAACACCGGGAATCCGGGCCGCGGCATGACCGCGCCGTCGCTCACAACAACAACATCATCAGCGCGACGCATCCCGCCCTGCGCTGCCGTGAGCAGCGGGTTGGGATCGGTCGCCAGACCGGCGCAAGGCAGCGTGACGCGCTTCATCGCGCCCACCCTCTGCCGCGATAGCGACCGCCACGGAGCGGAGTGAAGAGCGGGACGGGCCGGCGCACCTCGCCGTCCACTCGAGGCTGCAAGAGACTCAGCGCGGCAGCCCTCTTCCGCTCGTACATCGCCGAGGCGGCCTCCATGCCGCGCATGTCGCCGATGGCTTCGCAGTAGCTGCGGCGCGTGAGCGCCACGAGCGCGGGCCACAGCGTCATCGGGATAGGCGGCAGGGGAGTCCGGCCGAGCCGAGCGACGTAGTGCGTGAGACTGCTAACGTCGTTGCCCGCCACGTCCTCGGGAACGATCGGCGTATCGCCCTGGAGGATGATGGTCGTGCCAACGGCGCTGTTCACGAGCCGCTCAGTGAACATCACTTCGTGCATCCCGGCGCCGTAGATGATGTCGATCACGGCATTGTTGCCGGTGGCCGGCGAGACTGTGTCGTCGAGCGCGATTTGCGTCGGACTGGGAGGCGTGTTGGAGAACGCCGAACAGTTCTCGAGCAGGTCGAGCGTGGACGGCTCGGCGTAGTACCGCATCCGCAGCGTCCACTGACTCGACTGCGCGGGAGTCGGCAGCAGGGTCACTGAGCCGTTCTCAAACGTGAAGACGAACGGCCCCGACTCACCCCAGCTCTGCCCGTGCGACCACAGGTATCGCTGGTCGGCGGGAATCTGCGTGCAGTTGTACTCGCGCCCGCCGCTGTCGAGCACGGTCACGTCACGCAGGCCCATGCCGAGCGCGCGGTCGGGGAGCCGATACGTGCTCTGACTCGCTACGACGGGCGTCGTGTAGTCGGTGAGCCAGTACTCGGAGCGCGTGCCGATAAGAATCTGCGCAAGCTCGGTGCGCATGTCACTGTCGGCGAAGCTCAGGAGCTCAGAAGGCGAGATGAGCCCATTGGCCGAGGGCGCAGCGACACCGCCGCGCGCCTCGGCCAGCAGGTCATCGGTCGTCTTCACGTACGGCATCGGTCACCGATGCGAGCGACGCGAAAGCTTGCTGATGCTCGGGCCGAAGTTCTGATTGGACTGGCCGGCGCCCTGGTGGCGCGCGTGCGCCTTGCGCATCGCAGTCGCGCCGGTCGTCGGCTCGTTGCCCTCGACGTGGCGACCGGAAGGCGTGTTGGGCCCGCCCTCGTCTTCCTCGACGCCGCCCGAGGGCTCGTCAGCGTCGTCCTCGGGCTCGGCGAGACCGATGGCGATCATGAGGCCGGGGTCGCGGCGCCGCTGCGCGCGCAGCGAGTCGCGACGCAGGCCACGGAGCGCGGAACGGGTCGTCTCGTCGTCCATGTGGCCTCCTCAGGGCGCGCCGAGCGCGTACGCGCGGGTCACCTGCGAGCTCGCGAGCGTGTTGCTGAGCGCCGGCTGCGTGATGACGAGGCCATCCGCGTCGCTCGTCTGGAGCGAGCAGAGGCCCATCGCCGCGCGCGGGTCGACCGAGAACGTCAGGGTGATGGCGTTGCTGTTGGAACTCGCCGTGAGGAGCCCCAGGAGCCGCGAGTGCGCCTGAATCTTGGCGAGCAGGTTCGCCGTCATCGTGGCGTTGTCGCTGCCGAGGTTGAACTGACCCTCGCCGCTCGCGCCGCTCGTCTTCGCGGTGAAGACGACGCCGCCGATCGTCACCGTGTCGTCGTTGTCGGTGTTCGCGAAGACGCACGTGATGGTCGCCGTCGCGCGCTGCGACGGGTCGAGGCCGCCCGAGAGAAGACCCGCGCTCGAGATGCCGTTTCCGGTCCCGTCGACGACGCGATAAACGTTGCCGATCGAGCCCTTCTTCGCGGCCGTGACGATCAGGTCAGCGCTGTTGGTGGTCGCGACGACCTGGTCCTTGAGACCCGCCAGCGAGTTGATCGCGTTCGCGATGTTCGTCGCCGCCGTCGAGCTCGTGCCGGACGTGTTGAACGTGCCGTCGCCGCTCGCCGCGCCGCTCGAGACCGCCGTGACGGTCCACGTGCCCGCGGGGGTCCAGATTCCGATCCACTCCGCGGCGGCGATGTTCGCGCCGGTGATCGTGACGGTGCGACTGGCAGCCACGCCGGTGACACTGTCGACGCGCACACGAATGCGCGTGTTCTGCCGGGTGATGCTGGAGAAGAAATTGCCGAGCGCCACCGCTTCGGTGAGCGGCTTGGCAGTCGGGAGAGCGAGGCGGCGAGCCACGTCGGCAGGGGCAATCCCGTCGCCGTGGTCGACCTCGATGATGGTGATGGCCTGTGCAGTCATGGCTCGCCGCTCTCCTCAGCTCAGACGCTGTTGACGATGCCGGTGATCTGCGTCAGGCACGCCGGACGCTTCGGCACGATGAACTGGCGCCAGTAGCCACGAATCTCGTAGCCGGCCTTGCCCGCGATCTCGTGGAAGAACTTCGGGTTCTCAGGGCTCGATCCGGGCAGCGTGAACGTGATGTCGCTCGTGCCCATGCGGTGGATCGAATCCCACTCCGCCATGTACAACTCGCCGTTCCAGACGAGCGCCGAGGGCGAGAGGTCGATCGCGACGCCGGGGCCGTAGTACGTGATCGACTCCATCGCGCCGAGGTCGAGCCCCGACTTGGTCGACTGCGCGAAGCGGCGGAGCGCAGCGTGGTTGTTGTTCAGGTCGTTCCACGTCGGGAACGAGCAGAACGCCTTGAGGCGCTTGCCCTTGCGGCCCGAGCGCTGGACCTGGATGGCCGCGGCGCGCGTGAGCAGGAGCATCGTCGCCTCGGCCGAGCTCGCCGAGAGCGTGTTCGCCTTCCAGAGCGGGTAGCTCGAGGCCGAGATGCCGTAGAGCGAGCCGGTGTTCTCGGCGATCTTCTTCACGCCGATGCCTGAGCCGGTCACCCAGCCCTTCGGCACGATCGCGTCACCGCTCTGCACGGCCGCGTTGTCCGCAGCCGCGCCAGTCAGCGTGACTTCGACGGTCTGACCGTCGCTCGTGAGCGTCGGGACGCTGACGAGGAGGTCGCCGACCGCGTTGCGCTTCGTGACGAGCGTGGGGTCGTAGACGTCTACGGGCGCGCCGTCGAACTGGAGCCACAGGCCGATCGCACTCGAGGCGGTCGAGAGCGTGTACGTGTGCGAGGTTGCGCTCGATCCGGCCTCGGCGGTGAGGCCGATCGCCTTCTGGCCGTAGAGCAGGAAGAGCTCCCGGTGGAAGCCCATCGAGTTGAGCATGTCGCGCACGATCTCGTCGAACGCGTCGCCGAACGCATCTTCGCTCGAGGTCGCCTGCGCAGCCGCGTCGTACGAGATGCGCTCGCGCATGACGTACGTGGTCTGCGTCGCGGTGGCGTTCTGCATGAGCCCCGCGACCGCGTCGTTGAGGTCGAAGAGGTCGCCGCCACTGGCGAACGTGAAGCCCTGCGCACGCTTCACGCGCGCGGGGAACTGGAAGTCCTTGCCGAGCTTGGGACGCGACTTGAAGGGCATCGCGTCGGCGAAGTCGGCGAAGTCGGGAGTGAGGTCCTCGGCCTTATCGGCCCAACGGGTCTTGAAAAACCCATTCAGGGTGGAAGTCGTCTCGTCGGACATCGAACGTCTCCAGAGCGCGCGGTGAGCGCGGTTCGGGAGCGGTCCTTTCGATGCCTACCGAGACTCCAGCGTCGTAGTCGGGATGGCCGAGGCGTCCTGACGTTCGATGGCTGAGTCAGCGGCCCGGGTCAGCGGGATCGCTGCGGTTGTTCTTGCAACCGTGACACGGTGCACTGGCGCATGCAAGGGTGGGCCACCGAACGGTGTGCTTCACAGAGGCGCGAGTCGGGTTACCGTCGCCGTCCATGACGACCCGCACACTGCTTGCGCTTGCCCTGCTGCTGTCTGCATGCGGCGACGACACAAACGGCACGCGCGACGCCGCACGCCCGATCGACGCAACGCAGCCGATCGACGCGTACGCGCGCGACTCGCCGGCCCTCTATGCGTGGGAGGAGGAGGGCTGCGAGGAGGTGCCGACGTGCATCTCGTACCCCGGCCCCGCCCCCGTCTGTCCGAGCGTCCACGACTACGTCGCCGAGGAGCCTGGCGAACGTCACAACGCCGACTGCCGGCGCTGGCTGCGGTGCCCGCGCCCGCCCGGGTTCGACGGCATCTGCCTCTTGTGCCGGGAGTGGTCGTCGCACCCCGGCTACATCGCGCCGCCCGACCCCGAGGTCAGCACGCAGCCGGAGTGCACCGAGGAGCTGTGCCCGGTGCCCGACGGCGGGGCTGTGCGCGTTTGCGGCGACGCGGGCCGCTAGAGCACCCGGCGCGCCCTGGCGAGACGGCTGTTCCACTCGTCGTGGGCCTGCCTTGCCTCCAGCTCCTCATTGAACGTCAGCGCGAGCGCCGTCAGCTGGTCTCCTCGCTCGCGCGCCGCGCTGATACGTTCGACCACCGCCGCGAGACGCGCCGCGCTCGCCTTGGCCTGCGTCTCCACGCGCGAAACTCTCAGCTCCATCGCGTAGTCGCGCCGCGCCCATTCGGCGATCACGCCGAAGAGCAGCCGCTGGCCCGAGTACTTCGCAGGCGTCCGCTCCGCGAGAGCGCGAGCTGCGTAGGCAACGGTCAGTCTGTTCTCGTCGTTCGGGCCCTGCCTGAGTGCCTCGTTCAGACGGCGCCTGAGTCGCGAGAGCTTCGTGCCCGCGCAGATCATCCCCGCCGCCGCTCGAGCTCGCGTTCCCACTCGTCGATGCTCATGCGCTTGCGCTCCGGCTTCGCGCTCGACTGCTGCGGAGCCGCAGCGCGGACCGGAGCCGGCTGCTGCTTCTGCGTCACGCGCTGCACGTCGTGCTGGCGTAGCGCGCGCACACCGTCCTCGCCGAGCATCTCCACGAGCTTCGCGGGGTTCTTCGCGAGCTTGCGGAGAAGCCCTGCGACCTCGCCGCCCTCGTACTCCTTCACGACCTCTCGAGCGAGCTCGCGCGGGTCGAAGCTGCCGACGTCGGCAAGCTCCGCCTCGGCCAGCGCAGCCATGCGCGCCATGACGTGCGGCGTCGGGTCGAGACCGACCTCCGAGAGCGCCTGCGAGAACTGCCGGCCGATCGTCTGCTGCGCTCGCTGGGTCTCAGCCTTCGTGCGCTCGGCGTTTTCGGCCTCCTCACGTGCGCGCTTCTCACGCTGCCACTGCTCGCGCTCCGAGCGCAGCTGGCGTAGCTCGCGCTGGTCGGGCGAGAGCTGCTGTTCCTCGAGCTGGTCGGCGTACCACTCTTCGAACGCGGCGCGCGCTCGAGGGCCGTGCAGCTTCGTGAAGAGCGCGAGGGCGCGGCGCGGGTCCTTGAGGTCCTCGGCAGCCTCGCGAAGCTCCTTCTCCCGGTGCGTGAGCTCGCCCATTTTGCGGCGCGTGGCCTTGCTCAACTGGCCGATGTTGCGCACGCCGTCTTCGCCATGCGCTTCGATGAGCGCAGCGAGCAAGCCGGCGTCGTCAACCTCCTCCTCGCGCCCCTCCACCTGGAGCTTCCACCGGCGCGCTGCTTCGGCCGTGGTCTCGCCAGGCCGTCGGTCCGCACCCGGCACCTGCGGCTGGCTGTCCTGCGCCTGCTGGCCCGTGGGCTCCGCGGGCGCGTTGCTCTGCTGCTGATCGCTCACTGCATCCCTCCGTTGACCTGAGCCGGCACACCCGTCGCTGCGTTCTTCGGCGCGCTCGGAAGCGGCACGCCTGCCACCTCCTGCACACCGCCCACCTGAGCGCGCTCCGCGGGCTGCTGCCCAGGCGGCGCGTTCGCATCAGGAGGCGGCTGCGGTCCGCCGACGGGCGGACCTGCCATCGGCCCAGGCGGCGCGGGCGCCTGGTTCGTCGCCGCGAGCAGCGCGGGCCGCATCGACAGCTCCACCCACTGCGTCTCGTGCTCCATGACGTGCGTGAGCACGACCTGCGTCAGCTGCGGCTGCGCACGGAGCGTCGGCGATGAGAGCAGCGCGAGGTGCTCGCGGATGTGATCGAGATGGCAGTCCGCGATGAGCGTGGGGACCTGGCTTCCCTTCGCAAGCGCGGCATTCTCGGAGCGGATGAGCCGCACCTGATTGCGCTGCGCCTTCCACAGCGGGTCGAGGCGACCCGTGCCGAGGAAGGCGAGGTATTGCTCGGCGGTGATGTCGCCAGCTTCGCGTAGTTCGGTCGCCACCTGCTTGCGCATGCCGAACGTGCGCATCGCCGGGTCTCCGAGATCGACCTCGACGTAGCGGATGGCGCTAAGGTCGTCCTTGCGGAAGTAAGCGAGCGTCGGCGCCTCGTCCTCGCCGACCACGCGCACCATGCGCTCGTCATCGGCGAAGCGCTGCATGCACTCGATGATGCCGAGCGCGAGCGATCGGCCACACTCCGTGAACGCCTTCTCGTAGGGGCCCATCGCCTGGATGGCTTGCGCCTGTATGAGCGCGTTATCCGCGCCGCTCTTGCCCTCCGACTCGCCGCGCACGACCGCGTTGATGTCTGACAGGCGCTGGAGCGTGTCCTTCCAGACGTCGATCTGGCGGATGTGCGCCTCGGTGAACTGCGGCGTCATCATCAGCTCAGGCGCGCCGCCGTTGGGCATCTGCGCGTTCGGCGTGTAGTAGACGACGCGCATGTTCGGAGCGACGTCGTCTACGCTCACGTCCGCGCCCTTCGGCATCGCCCACTTCGGCACGCTGCCAGCGTCCGAGCTCGTGAGCCCGTTGATCGCAGCGGCGTTGAGCGCTGCCTGCGGCCCAAGCAGATTCGCGGCGCGCGCGTAGCCGATCGCCGTGTCGAGCATGTCCTGCGGCGCCATCGGGTGGACCGGCATGCGCTCGTAGGCGAGCGGCATCGGCGGGCCAAGCACGCGATCGCCGCACACGAGCACCTCGAGACCGGGCGGCATCACCTCGCCGCGGTCGTGGAAGCAGCGCAGCACGTGAATCTGGTCCGTGCGGCTGACGAGGCGGTTCGCGTCGCTGAACTGGCCGCGCTCGTACTTGCTGGTCTCGTCGCGATTGTAGCTGGGCCGCTCGAGGATGTACTTGCGGTGCTCGGGGTAACGCGCGGCGAGCTCCCAGCGGTCTACGCGCTCGCGCACGATGTACCAGCTGACGTCATCCGCTTCGCGAACGCCGATATCGTGAGCCACGTCGACCGGCGAGTAGATGCGGTGGACGATGTCGCCAGCGCGCACGACGCGCTCTTGCGTCACCGGCCGCTGCACCTGCTCCGTGCGGAACTCGGGCGGCGCCTCCTGCATGCCCATCTGAGGCTGGCCAGCGACCGGCACCTCGACGTCCACCGTCTCGGTGACCGGCTGGCCATCGTCGCCGAACACCGGCGCATCTTCGACGCGGACCTTCGGGCCCTTGTACGCGTCCCACAGCTGGACTACGTAGCTCTTGCCCATGAGCAGCGCGCGCAGCAGCGCAACGCTCATCTTCCGCTCAAGCCGACCTTCGCTCATGTAGTAGCGGATGAGCTGGTCGCCGAGCGTGGCTTGCGCCTCCGCCTCGGGGCTGTCGTTCATCGGCAGGCAGTCGAAGTCGATCGCGTCCGACGTCGTCAGCGACAGCTGATGATTGATGAGCGAGGCGAACTCGTTGACGTGGAGGTGCAAGAACTCGCCCTCTTCGCCGGCCTCCGAAATCCAGTCGGAGAGCGAGTCAGTCGCCGGGTCATAGCCGTAGTACGTACTTCCCAGGCGGTTCATCAGGTCGAGCACTCCGCGCAACTGGAGCTCGCGGATGTACTCGAGGTAGCGGCCCATCACTTGCGCGCCGAGCTTCTCGGGCTCGACCGCGGCCCAATACACGTCGGGCGGCCTCGGGGTGATCTGGTCGTCAGCGCTCATCGTTCGTTCTCCAGCGCGGCGCATCCCGCGTTCGTAATCTGCCAATCACCTCGACAGCCGCATGCGCAGCCATCGATCAAGCCGCGACGCTTCATCGCTGCCAGCTTCGCGAGGAGCACCTTCGGCGGCGCATCGCTCGGGATTGAGTTGGCGTACCCCTGCCAGTGCGTGGCGCGAAGGTTCTCGTCCAGGTCTCCGATGAACTGGAGAATGGCCCTCTCGTCGATGTGCTTCGCCTGAATGCGTTTGTGCATCATCGGCTCCTCGCAAGCTTCCTGAGGTTGTCGCGCTGCGCGTCGCGCTCGAGCGCTGCATCGATGAAGTGAGTTGCGTCGCTGACGCCGACAGGCAGCGTCGGGATCGGGTTGGTGTGCCGGTCCACAAGGCGCGTGAAGTACGTCAGCATCGCGCAGCCATCGAAGTGTCCGTATCCCGCCATGCGCTGGTAATCCACGCCGGGCTTGCGCCACACGGCGTTGCGCGCGTGCGCGATGAGCCGCTTGCAGCGCGGATGTATGCGCGTCGTGCGTGCGCCAAGGCGCGTGCGCAGGTCGTTCGTTGCAGCGACGAGGAACGCCCCGTCGGTCTGCGTCTTGGCGATGCCGAGCCACGGGCGGCCCTTGCGCCTCTCCTCGCCGTTGAGCTCTGCGATCACCTGCGCTGGCGCATCTGCGAAGCGCGGCGCCTCGTTGGCCCGCTGCTCGCCCCAACACTCAGTCGCAACGCGCGTGCACTCGGCATCGATGACGCGCGCGAGCGTCTTGTTGGTGACGTACTCCTCTTCGATGTAGTCGATGCCAGCGCGGAAGTCGTGATAGCCGAACCCAGCGAACGACGAATCGTGGTAGCCAATATCCGCCACAACGATCGGCACGTAGTGCTCAGGCCGCGGGCGCTCCTCGACGAGGACGCTCTCGTGCTGCGAGAATTCGGGAAGCACCGCGCGCGACTCGTCCACCACGAACTCGGCGAAATACTCGCGGCGCACCTTGCTCGACTTCGGCCCGCCAGCCTTGGCGATGAACCGCTCGATGCGCTCCATCGGGATGTGCTTCGCGTCGTAGAGCGTGAAGCGCGAGTACGCGTTCTCCGCCTCAGCCTTGGCGCAGAAGCCCACGAAGGAGTGAGCAGGTGTCACGGGCGGCGTGCTCAGCAGGACGATGCGGCCGTTCGTCGTGAGCAGTTGGGGCGTCAGCACGCTCTCTACGAGGTATTCGAGTTCGTCTGCGCTCTCGTCATCGGTGGCGCTGGAGTCGCCATCGAGGCCGCGGCCAACGAACCCAGCCTCGTCGACGATGCACAGATGCGATTCGACGCCGCGGAGGTCGTCTGCGTGCCCGTTGTTGACGCCAGCGACGTGAATCTCGCTCCCGTTCTTGAACGACCACACGCCGTCTTGCGAGTTGAACTCCGGCCGCAGGTCGGCCGGGCATGTCGCGAGTATCTTCTTCATGTTCGGCGTGACGATCTTCCGGACCGCTTTGGCCGTCGGAGCGGCGTACCGAACCTGAGAGCCGGGCAGCTGCAAGCACTGCTCGATGGCCAGCGTGCACGCGAGGAAGCTCTTACCGAGGCGGCGCGCGCAGTTCACGACGTAGAGCTCGCCCTCATGCGCGCAGATGTCCCCGCGCATGCGCTCCTGCGTCTCGTGAAGCTGCCAGTGGAGGTCTCCCAGCCTCCACAGCCGCTCGATGGCTTGCTCGCGCGTGAGGGTCACCGGCGCATCCAGTCGTGAACGGGCGTGCCCACACGCTGCTTGAAGACCAGGAAGCCCGCGCCACGCATGCGGCGCTCGGCCTCATCGATCGCGCGGAGCTTCGTGCGCCACGAGCGCCGATGCCAGAGCGCGAGCAGCCGATACGCGGCGTCGCTGTGGAAGAGCTCGCGGCTGTTCATCGCTTCGCCCTCCCCATCGCCGCAACCATCTGGTCCTTGCCGTCGAGGCGCTCGACCTTCTCGGCGATGCCATCCAGCCGCTCACGCTGGCCGTGGTGGAGCCCAGCGAGCAGTTCAAGCTCGCGCTTCATGCCTGCGCCAAGAGCTTCGATGCGCGCCTGGGTGCCGTCGTACTGGTCGCGCAGCTTGACGACGGCGGCGGCGTCACCGCGCAGCACCCCACGCTCCCGAGCTCGGTCGGCCAGCACGCGCAGAGCCACATCACGCGCCACGAAGGCCACGGCGATGATTGCGATGCTGAGGGCGAGGGATGTCACGTGATGCCCTCGATGCGCACGCCGGGCCGCGTGATGAACACGTACCCGGGCCCCCTATCGACCGTCGTGCCATCAGCAAGCACATGCCGAATGCGACCGCGCGACGCGCCCATCGCCTCCGATTCGGCGCGGATGGCATCGCGCCACAGTCCCTCGGCCAGCACCTCGCCGCTCTCCAATCGGAGCACCACGCGGCTCACAGCTTCCCCCGCTGGATGTCTTCTTCGAGGCGAGAGGTGCCCCAGCCGATGGCCATGTCGAGCGCGTCAGGCGCGTGCACAGCCTCGACCGCGATGGCCGAGAGCGGCACTCGGCCCTTGATGCACACGACGCCGCCGCCCTTCTTCTGAAAGGCGAGCACGTACACGTGCGGCTCTGCCGCCAACTCAGGCTCAGCCTTCTTGCGCAGAGCCGCCTTGCCGATGTTCGACATCACACCTCCTTCTTGGTGCGCGCGATGCGCACAAGTCCTTCGACGCTGATCGACGCGTCCACCTGCTGCGGCCCCCCACCAGGCCCGCTCACCTCGCGCTTCTCGACGAACACGCCGGCCGCCTTGGCTCGGAGCTCGCTGGCCTTGAGGCGGTCGCGCGGCTCGAGCGCGTCGTCTCGCATCAGCGTCGTCCAGAACTCGTGGAGCTCCTCGACGGTCGCGATGCTCGCCTTTTCGGCCTTCTTGGCGTGTTTGGCGACCTCAGCAGCCACCTTGCCATTCCTCATCAGCCGCGACGCCGCAGCCTCAGCCGTGCGGCCCGTGGCGCCGTAGGCACGGCGGTACGCCTCGGTCTGGTTGCCGGTCTCGACGAAGGCGCGGACGAAGGCGGCCTGGCGGGCGGTGAGGGCGCTCATCGGCGACCCCCGACACGCAGCAGGCGCAAGCTCTCCTCGTAGGCGTCTCGCTCAACGGGAGCAGGCCCTACGTAGTGCAACGACCAAGCGCGGCTGCTGCGATAGCGCCGCGCCACCTGCACCTCAGCGTCGGCCGCATCGTAGGCAGTCACGACGTCATGGGTCTCGTGGCTGAACTGGCTATCCCAGCCTTCGACGAGATAGCGGCGAGCGGTCAGCATCACGCCCCCTCCTCGATGCGCCTCACGACGACTTCCACCCTGGGGTTCTCGCGGTCGATGCGGCGCTCGCAGCTGACCCGAGCCACCTGGCGGTCGCTCTTGTAGACAAGCCCCTCGAGCGCATCCATCGGCAGCCCCAGGAGCCGGTCTGCGTCACCCTGCACGCGGTTGTCGTAGTAGGCGACGACGTGGAGCTCGAAGGCGCCTTGCGCATCGCAGGACCGAGGGCGAGCCCCAGCCTGCATCGCCGCGAGTTTGTGGAGGCCCTTGGCGGCCCGCTGACGGGCATCGGTGATCGGACGCCCGTTCACGATGTTCGTGCGCTGCCAGCTCAGCGGGCGGCCAGCGAGCGTGTAACGAAGCTCCATCACCAGCGCCCCTTCTCGGTGGCCCAGTGCATGTTCCAGAACAGCGCGCCTACGCTGCTGCCGAGCAGCACGAGCAGCGCCCAGACGCGAACAGCGTGCATGTGCTCCAGCGCGCCGAAGTCAGCCGCTACGGCGAACGCCAGCCACAG